GGTTATTAAATGATATTGAGGACTTAGATAATGGATAATTTAAACCATACACAACTAACTAGGGCAGATTTGCCTTTCGAGGCTGCCGAGTGGTTTGTCGAATTAGACGAATTGCAAGAAAGTGGCCAAATTAACATGTTTGGGGCCCCGCAGTGGTTAAGAGAACACTATGGATTCAACAAAGAGCAGGCTTTTGCAATTGTGAATGCATGGATGGAGTACAAATCATGAAAATACCGAATTCTAGTTCCAAATACTTTGTGCCTATGCACATGACCTTGATGGTAATCACTCTTATAGGTGTTTTCTTCATTAATAAGGTTTGGGCATCCGACCCAAATGGTGAAATCTTCTGTATGGCAAAGAACATCTACTTCGAAGCAGGTAATCAGCCGATTGCGGGGAAAATAGCGGTTGCCCAAGTCGTGCAAAATCGGTTAGACCACCCAAATTACCCCGAAACCGTTTGTGGAGTTGTTTATCAAGCCAAATTGAGAACAAATTGGAATGGGTCTTTAGTACCTGTTAGAAACAAGTGCCAATTTTCATGGTTTTGTGATGGTAAACCCGATTCACCCGAAGACAGCGTTACGTGGATGATATCAATGGAAATTGCAAGGGATGTTGTACACGGTCATTACCAAGATATCACAGAAGGTTCAACACATTACCATAATGACCAAGTTCACCCTTATTGGGCGGACTCATTGAACGAAACAGTTACTATTAATAATCATCACTTTTACAAATAATTATGTTAGAGATTATAGGATTATTAACGTGTATCTATCTTGCATTTAAGATATTTCCATCAGTGATAAAGTTCGGAGTTAAACTTGCAGTTGTAATATTGTTATTCATATTTACAATTATGGTTTTTACATTTTTCTTCCCACCAATGATACAGATTTTAATAGCATGAGAAAAGAAGAACTAATTTTCCTAATAAACCACTTACATAGTGAAGACCAAAATGGTATAATAGATGCTGTAGTGCATGATGTCAATGGAGGCATATTTACTACAGATAGTATTAGGTTAGATATGGATAGTGGTAGAATTATAATTTGTCAGAAGAATAGTCCATGTTATGAGAGTAACAAAACTAACTGGACAAAAGAATTAGAATTTGCAAAGAGACAACAATGAACATATTTTATTTAGATGAAAATCCAACAATCGCTGCAGAGTTACATTGTGACAAACACGTAGTCAAAATGATTATCGAATACGCTCAACTTTTATCTACTGCACACAGAATGTTAGATGGGAAACATTACATCGACGATTCGAGTGGACGTAGAATTCAAAGATGGAGATTAAAGGGTGACATGGACAACTTATATAAGGCATCACACGTCAATCACCCCTCAACAATTTGGGTTCGCGAGAACGCAGTACACTATCAATTCGTATATGACTTGTTTGCAGCTTTATGTAAGGAGTACACCTATAGATATGCCAGGGCCCATTTAACAGAGACAAAATTGATATCTCTACTAGACCAGTTACCGAACAATATAGACCTTTGTGCATGGAGAGAACCACCTCAATGTATGCCTGATGATGTCAAATCTAAATCAGTCATCACTGCATACCATAAATACTATCAAGAATATAAAAAGGATTTTGCAGTATGGACTGCAAGACCAACACCCGAGTTTATGTATGCCTCTATATGATTTTTTAAATAATGAAACTGGTGAGATTGAAGAGCATAATATGTCTTATACCAAACTCGACCAATTCAAAGAAGACAACCCACACCTATCACAACGAATACTTGGAGCTCCAATGACCGTAAGTGGCCATGGCGACCGAGTAAAGGTTGATGGTGGATTCAAAGAAGTACTTAACAAGATTTCTTCTGCCAACCCAGGCTCCCCTATGGACAGACATAGACAACGTGGCCCTAAAGAAGTTAAGACTCGTGAAACTGTTAAAAAGCATCTTGACTTACAAGCAAAAAAGAAGTAAAATAGAACTATGACAACTTTAAAAAGAACACTTATTGAATTACATGAGCTCGAACACCTTGATTTGAAAACTACTCAAATCGACGGCAAACGTTTTTACACAGATGGTAACGAATCATTTCATTATCCAAGTGTGACGACAGTAACAGGATTACTGAATCGGGAACATATCAAATTATGGAGAGAACGAGTCGGTGAAGAAGAAGCCAATCGTATCTCAACTGGTGCAGCCAAACGTGGAACATCATTTCACGAACTTGTAGAAGATTATCTAAGACAAGAAAAAGCAGAGATTACTTTTACAGACATCATTGAAGAAAACAGATTTAACGGAATGCAACCATTACTAGATGAGATAGTTCCGATTGCTTTAGAAGCACCGATGTTCAGCAACAAGTTACAGATGGCTGGACGTGTGGATTGTGTTGGAATATTCGAAGATGCACTTTCAATTATAGATTTCAAGACCTCTTCTTCTTACAAGGAAGACTACATGGCAAAACCTTGGTTTTTACAGATGACAGCATATGCAATTATGGTAGAGGAACTTACAGGAACCCCTATCGAAGAAATAACAGCATTAGTTAGTCTTGAGAATGGTAGCTTTCAAATCTTTACAGCAAATCCTTTGGATTATGTAGAAGAGTTGTACAAGTTAAGAGAACAGTATCGTAATCTACATGGAGTATAAGAGTGATAAGTAAAAAAGAATTTACCGAACAAGTCGAGAAGTTATTGATTGGTGGTAAGACAGATGTTATGGGAGCAATCATAAAAGTTTGTGAGAATAACAAGGTTGAACCCGAATCAGCAAAGAGGTTAATATCCCAACCTCTCAAAGAAAAGCTAGAAGCAGAAGCAACTAGTTTGAAAATGATAAACAGGGGTTCATCAGCACAAGGAACTATTACTAGTTTCTTCAACAAGTAGGTAATTATGAAAAAAGGTGATATAGTCACAGTAGTGGCAATCAGTGGAGAGTATGTTGGAGCGTTTGACAGTCAAGTCAGCACTTCTATTACTTTATCCTCTCCCAAGATGATAGTATCCAATCCCGACGGCGGAATGGGTTTTGCTCATGGGGTAGCGTTAACTGGAGAAGGAAGCCCAGCTTCAATTCAGTTCAATAATTATGTTTTTGTAACACCATCGAATGAAGGTGTGGCAGATGCATATGCAATTGCAACAGGTGCCAAAGAAGCACCAAGAGTTCAGGCTCCGGCAGAGAAGAAGATTATTATTTAATGACTTCTAGAGAAGGATATGATGCATACACGTTATACCTTGGGATAAAGTTACACTTTCATTCTAAGGATTATGACTTCGTTAAGTATAACGGAAAAGTAAAGAGTGACATCAAATCCTTTCTCAAACGTAAAGACAAATACCACTTCGGTAAATTATTCAGAACATACAAGCAAGAATTACAAGATTTCTACATTGCAAATCTATCATACAAAGATTTCTGGGCGGGTGACCTTCTAGACAAAGAGTGTGATAAGAGATACAGAGAATGGAAGAAGAGAAATCAGAAGCTTGGTTACATGTTCGAAACAGAGGTTAGTGATTTGATACGAAAGTTCAAAATACAAACACAACTTAAAGTAGTCGACGGTCAACACCCTAGATTGCTTAAAGCTTACATGAGTAAGGATGTAAGTTTAGAAACCATTTGCATCATGGATGAGATAATTGGTTTCACGAAGGATTGGGAAACACTCATATCAGAACGAGTAGTATATCCCGACTTACACATTAAGATAAACAAGTATAAGTCATTCATAACATATGACCATCAAAAATACAAAACAAAGCTTTTAGAATTATGTCAGAAGTAACTATATTAGGAAACGGCCCTTCGAGAGAGGGGTTTGATATCTTAGGTTGCAACCATGAAGTGTGGGGTTGTAATGCAATCCATAGAGACACTACTGCATGTGATATACTTTTTGCAGTAGACATTCCCTTACAAGCAGAGATAGTCGAATCAGATTACTACAGAGGTAATCTAGTTGCATTTGCAGACATTGACCCATTACCGATTGAAATGTTGGAATTGATGAAGCCGGGCTTTGAATATTCACACGAAGTAATCGTTACAACTAAACCCGACGATACACACTTCATCATACAAGGTGATGGAGAAACTACAGATTTTTTGGGTCTAATACGACCCGAATTAATTGTCACTTATAATGACCCACTGTTGAGAAACCTGTTTACAGGGATGTCTGCATTAGGTTATGCGATGTTACACAATTACACAACTATTAATATGGTTGGTTTTGATGCATTGGAAGGTGACAGTGCTGGAAATATTTATGCTGGTAGTGAGAACTATACACATAAATACAATGCAGACTCTAGAGTGCTTAACGCACAAAGGAGTCAGTTCATTGCACTCTTAAAGGAGTTCAATGATTGTTCAGTATATTTCAAAAACCCTCTAGACAAAGAAGGTAAAGTACGATATAATGAACTATCTTATTATGAAATAAGTGAAGAATGGATTTTAGGTCAAGGCCTGAAGTCCGAGATATAATTGTTAATAAAATTGTAATACAATAGGAGAATACAATGAGTAGTAGTTTAGATAAACTAAGAGCAGCAATGGAAACTGCTTCACCAACAGGTGGTGAAAAAAAATCCTTTAATGACGACACAATGTGGAAACCCGAACTAGATAAAACTGGTAATGGTTATGCAGTGGTTCGTTTCTTACCAACCCCCGAGGGTGAAGAGATGCCATGGGTATCATACTTCGACCACGGTTTTCAAGGGCCAGGTGGATGGTATATTGAGAAGTCTTTAACGACTCTTAATAAACAAGACCCTGTCTCTGAGTACAACTCTACGTTGTGGAATACTGGGATTGAAGCTAACAAAGAGATAGCACGTAAACAGAAAAGACGTTTACATTATGTGTCTAATGTCTATGTTATATCAGACCCTAAGAATCCCGATAACGAAGGGAAGGTATTCAAATACCGTTTTGGTAAAAAAATCTTTGAAGCTCTTAAGGAAGCAATCTCACCAGCATTTGAAGATGAGACTGCAATCAACCCTTTTGATCTAAGAGGAGAAGGTGCAAACTTTAAGATTAAAATTCGTAAAGTTGACGGATATTGGAACTATGATAAATCAGAGTTCGAAAAACCAGCACCATTGTTTGCTGACGAAGCAAAACTAAACAGTACGTTTAGTCAAGTGCATTCGTTGTCGAGTGTTATTGCCCCTAGTGAGTTTAAAACTTACGAGGAACTCAAAGAGAAATTCGAAAGAGTTATAGGTGGTACATCGACTTCAACAGCAGAAAGTGTAGCAGAAGACTTGGAAGAAGTTCCTTGGGCTAATGTTGTAACTGAAACTGTTGCAAGTGAACCAGTAATGCAATCTGCAGAATCTACTCCCCAAGTGGAAGAAGATGACGCAATGGATTACTTTAAGAACCTAGCTAACGAAAGTTAGAACTAGGTTCTGTTTGGGATGTCTCAATATACATTATGAATAAGATTGATATAGTTGAGACATTCACTGAGACCGTGGATAAAAAGGGGGTACTCAGTAAGGGAAAGGCCAATAGCAAACTAGCGGATTGGTCGGAAGAGAGCGGGTATGCTGTAAGGCGTGGGGCGACTTTTCACCTATTTAAGAATTTAACAAGAACAATAATATGCCAAATGTAACACCAAGAACACATCCGAAGAACAAGAACGCAGAGGGTTTTGATCAACTCCTGCGTAGGTTCAAGAAGGAGTGTGACAACGCAGGTATTGTTCAAGAGGTTAGGGAACGGCAGTTTTTTGAAAAACCTAATTCTGTGAAGAATCAAAAGAATCAACAGTTAAAAAGAACAAAGAAATTGGAAGCAAAGAAAAGATTGCAACCAGTACGGAGAAGAGGTGTCAGATAATCATGAGTTCAACACATGGTGGAAAGGGGTCAAAGAGAAGACCCGAATCGGGAACTAGTTATACAGATAACTGGGAGACGATCTATGGCAAAAAGATTGAAGTTAAAAGTAGAAAGGTGACTCCACCTCATTCTAAATCACAAGTCCATTCGGACAAAACAAAATACGATAGAAAGACGGTTACTAAGTTAGATGTCTTACGACATACCGACTGTTAATTAAGCACAGGGTTTAACATAGTTACAGTTGAACCACTATCGCCTGACTTAGGTGAAAAACTATAGTTATTCGAGGCATTGTTGGAATTGTCAGATACTATACTAGTTGATGATATTGCACTGGTCACAGCTTGTTTAATCTGATCATCTAGGTTAACTTGACCATTAATCAATGCAGTACTAGTGTCGGGTTCAGTCGTCTTAATACTTGCAGCTGCTTGGTCTAGAATCTCTTGAGAATTACCACTTCCACCCAATGCCGTCTCGGCAACCGATGTAGTCAAAGAGTCTCCTGCCTCACCTCCTAGAAAACCACCAGCAACTGCACCGACCACACCACCAAGGAAACCACCTATTGCAGTTCCTATGCCGGGCCCGAAGAAGGAACCAACAAATGCACCAGCTTTAGCACCAGCTATTCCGCCAGCTAGAGCTCCACCAAACGAACCGACCCCTTTACCTGCTGAACCAGCAAGGTTTGCCGTGTAAGCAGTCTGCAATTCTTCAAACTCTTCATCTGTGTACGCACGGTCTTCACCAGTCTTTTCATCCTTCTTCATTAGAGTTCCGTCTGCACGAGCTGCTTTTAGATCATCCATCTTTTCGAATTGATCAAAACCATCCAAACCAGTTTCAGCGACAGCTCCAATGAGAGGAAGTTTCTTAATAAGTCCTTTTGACACTG